GTGAAGATTGAGCATGAAGCCTTCTGAGGGCACTGTGTGCTGTGTTGCAATGTAGGCGCTAGGCCCACTGACACCAGCAGCAAGTAGTGCAACAAAGATTCTCTGCTTCACAGCGTCAGTGAGCTTGAGTTTCATATTAACCTCCGTAGTATGCCTTCCTACCACCAATACGAACGCCAGCCCACATTAACCAAGCTCGCCACCGGGCGACACCTTCATCTCGAAGTGCTTCGTAGAAGACAGCATCACAGTCTTTCCGGGATAACACTTTGCGAGAGTAAAGGTAGTCATGAACAGTGCTAGCGTAGTTACCGTATCCTGAGAATAGGGCATAGATTGGGAAAAGAAAGATATTGTGGAATACTTCAATGCTGGCATAGTTGGTGTCGAAACCAGCGGGGACTGTAATGTCCCCGTATACCAGATCGTCGGTCAGCTTAAACCATGTACGAGAAGATTGCTCAGTACGAAGCTTAGTTTTGAATTTCCGCATCAGGCCAACCCTCTGTCAACATTGAGTCGTTGTATTGGTCACTTACGATTGCCTCGATCAGTTCCGACTCCCTGTCAAAGCAGGCTTGAACATATTTCCGCATCGACTGAGATACTGAAATGAGTTCAGACGCAGTGAGGTCAACGAACCCATTGGGAGTCTTCCACCTACAGACGTAAGTGTCATCAAGGACAGCAGAGAGAGCCGCACCTGTAATCATTGCTTGACTGTCTCGTTCCGTGTTGATAGAAACACCATCAACGACAATCCCCTGTGTCTCTTTGTTATAACGAGTTTCAGCAACAATTGCCTTCTGGCAAGCGATTCGCTTTTCTTTGATCTCTTCTTTTAGAACAACTTGACCAAAATCAATCTTCATCAAGAACCTCACTTACCTCTTCTTGAGGGATGTTATATGGTGGAAGATCTACAACCCCATCCGTGGTAACTGTGATAGGATTGGGGAATCGGGTTTCGTGTGGTGCATTTGAACCATGTGGCAGCAAGATGGTAAGTTCAATCTGACCATTGATCCGGTAAACTTTACCAACGAACCACTTTGAGTCAATGGCACCGTGTGGGAGGATAGCACCATCTGGAAGAGGGGAGAAGTCAAATTCTTCCCCATTCAACCAAATGGAATCACCATTCACCTTCACTTCAAGTTGCTCATCCATTCGAATTGGAGCTAAATTGATTTTCATATATTCTCCTTATGCGGCCCAACGACCAATGGCAATATAACAAATATAACCAGTTGCACCAGTTACTGCCGAAAGCATACTCAGCGATGTTGCAGTTGTAGAAGGTGAAACACGCTCTTGTGCCCACACCGAAACACCACCACCTGCACGAGACGCTGACGGTATTACAACTGGTGCCGCTGAGAACGTCGCTGGGAATGTAAAGGGTACGGTTTCACCAACAAACAAACTACCAAGAGCAGTAGACGCAGTACTCAAACCACTCTGCCTATGCCAGCACCACATTGTACCATCCGCAAACTTGGTATATTCACCATTCACATTACTACCACGTTCAATAACAGAACCAGTTGGAACAGTGCTTGTGCCAGCTACAGTGCCAACAACGTTTGACTGGTTGTAGATTTCACACCACCTACCCCATGCTGTACCGGGTTGGTTACTAACCCGAAGCCACGACTTTGGATTCGTAAAGTTAGGAGTGGTACCACTACCAGCGTAGCTATATGCGTGTTGAACCCGGCTGCTACCCGTGTATGTTTGCTGAGTCTCGATCCATACGTTTGCAAACCCAGTAGGGTATGTACCACCGTTTGTATTAGCGGTAGTATATAGACCAGCATCCCCACCGGGAACGTTGTCAATGTTTACAACAGTTGATACGTTACTGTAAGTACCGAATGTATAACGAGAAGCATAAACTGCTTCGCCTACTCGTGTTACATGACCGGTGTTGAACGAGATGGGGGCTGTGGTAGTTTGAGTGGTCGTTGCGTCAAGAGTAGCCGACGTACCAAGACCCAAGTTAGACCTAGCACCCGCAGCATTATTGGAACCAGTACCACCTTGGTTGATAGGTAGTGCCGTGGTCAAACCCGTAATGGATGTAATGTCTCCGTTTACCCCAGACTTAGCAGCACCAATGTTTGTACGGAGTCCGGCAGTGTCGGTTGGTGTACCCAGCAAGCTAAGCGTTGTACCGAATTGGTTTGTGATAGCTCGAAGCTGGTCAGCAGATTCTTTCACATATCCTTGCATTGGAGCAAGAGCATATACGCCACCGGTTGCCGATGCTGAAGTGTATGCTGGAAGAATTGAGAGAACCGTTGCCGATGCGATGTTGGTAATTTCATACCATTTACCATCTGGACCTTGAAATGCGTCACCAACACGGGCGTTTTGTGCAAAGTTCGTACCAGTGCCGGTAACTGTCGTAGAGTTAAGAGTTACAGCGACTGTGCCTGTTCTATACCATGCCATTTGTTAAGCTCCTATTATTTCCAACGACCAATAGCAAATTCACCACATCCTACAACTGAAAGCATGTATGTTTGGAATCGTGCAGATGTGGCAGATACTGAGTTATACTGTGTTGCACTCATGGTTCCAACTACAGGAACAGCGGCAGCACTACGGCTATCGTCACCACCGGCACCTGTTGGGGCTGTCCCCAAACTAATTGATTGTTTTGACATTGTGTTTCCTCTCTATTAAATTACACAGAATACGGGTATGGGTAATCACTTGTCCTGATTACAAGAGCTTCTGGAATACGATCTGTTGGGAAACCGCCCCACGCCGATTGATCACCCACCGATGAAGCGATTTTCATTGTAGTACCAACGGCAGGTTTCAATATAAATTTCACTACTCCTGCGCCACCACCTGCTCCCTCTTGAGCACCAGCTTGTGCGCTATGTTGTTCTGTGAACCCTGCTCTGCTCCAGTTCAAATATACTGCGGTTTGCTGACCTGCGGCTGCTGGGACACTGACATTAACATATTGTTGGATTTCGCTATACTGGTCAGAGCCGCTAGGTGTTGTTCCCCACGTTTTTGGAAAGGCAATATCGTTCACACCATTTACATATGCTGTTGGGTATTGATATTGGGTATTTTGATACCAAGGGTTCATGGCTGGTGCACTAATGCTTGCAATAACATTCAAGGCTGGTTGCTCGGATGTATACGTCAGTACACCAGATTCATTGAAACATTGCATACCAACCCGTGTACCTCTATCTGCCATCAAATCAAATACATATGCTTTTGTTCCATTGGTCATCCCACAAAAATTAATTGTTCTGGTAGACCCTGAAATAGTTTCTCCAACATATGAGCCGGGACCATCTAGGAAAACAATTGGTGAGATTGAATTTGATACTGTGATTCCGGCAATCGGTTCACGTGCTTCTAACTGAGTGTAGTTTCCGGGGTCTGTTGGATCAAGATGTGCTGATTTTAGAAACCACCTACCAACCCAACTAGTTAGGACAAGTGGCCCACTTTTAATCAACCCATAACAAATATCATTTACGTCAAACATAATTTGACCAGATTCAGTGAATGCTTGCATTCCTGTAGGCATATAAACTCCTTAATAATACCCGTAGTAGATTCTACAATTTGCTGCAAACTGACCAAACCAATCACTGAAAGAGTAAGACCAACTCATTGTGCTTCCCGATACTGTTACACCGGGCTTTTTACCTTTCCAGACCTGCATATCAACCAGTGAAACAACAATATAAAACCTAGACTTCCCCGCTGGCATTGTAGGTAGTGATATACTACCATTAGTAGCATTGGTTACTACACTCCCTTGCATTTGACTCAATGTCCAAGTAAGGTTTGTATAAATTGATCCATCAGGACCATACGTCTGCATTCCTGTAGGCATATAGACTCCTTAAATATGTAGGGGACTACAGTCCCCTATTTTTTTCTGTTACCAAGAACCAATACGCACTCTTGTAACACCATCAATCACCCAAGTCGAAGCCTGTGGTGTGTGGGTCACGTAGGAGTTAGCACGGGATGGGTTACGCATTACCAAAGCACCTTCACCAGCAAACGTCATCACTGTGGCAGGTACGCCTGCCCATGGAGCCAATGTGACAGAAGTGATTGTTGATCCAATCATTGCATTAGTAATTGTTGCTTTGTTAATCAGTGCATCGTTGATAAATACCTGACCACCCTGTACAACGAATGGTGCGGCAACGGTTTGATCAATACCGTTTACAACTGCAAACCGATCAGCACGAACAAGGAACTGAGACTGAAGACCAGCAGGACCATTCTCAATTCCCAAGCCAACACCTGCTGCAACATACTGACCTTGACCGGTGACTTCCATCTTAACAGCCCAAGAAGTATTTACCTTGCCATCAGTTGTGGCTTGGGCCTGCTGGACAGTCTGGATTGCCGCAGAGTTCTCACCAGCCGTAGCTTGAACAGTATCAATACGCTGACCCAATGCGATGTCACCATTCGCACGAGCAGTTGCCTCACTCTGGATAGCCGACGCATTATCACCTACCGACACTTGGACAGTGTCAATGCGTTGACCGAGTGCATTGTCAGCCGTAGATCGAACTGTCTCTTCGTTCTTAATAGCAGCAATGTTGCCATTCACATCTGCTCGCAAGATAGTGATTTGGCTGGCCATTGCGGCGTCGGCTGTGGCTCGTACTGTGGCTTCGTTCTGAATACCAGCAGTCAGTGTAGCATTAGCCGTATTGAAGTCAGCACGAAGAGTTTCAACCCGTTGAGTCATTGCTTCATTTTCATCGGATCTAGCTTTTACCTCAACTCCGTAGCTAGCAGTCGTCTTCCAATTACCAAGAGCATCCTGCAACGAACCCTCGTCATCCTCACGACCGAATGTGTAAACGGAAGAGATGTTGCTGGAAAGGGTTGCCACTGTTTCAGTTAAAGTGGCTTGAGCAGATTCAACTTGCTGAATACTTGCCGTGTTCTCACCAATGGAAGCTTCAGTAGTGTCGATACGGATACCAAGCGCTTCGTCAGCGTTTGCCCGGGTTGTTGCTTCACTACCAACAGAGGCTATCCGATCAGCCACCTCGTTATCAATCTTGGAGTTAACCAGTTGCAACGACGATGCTGTGGTGGAATCAAGATCAGTGACGGTCTTTTCAAGCGTACTAATTGTCGAACTGTTGCTATCAACAGCACTCTTGAGTGTGTCGATTCGTTCAGCTGTTGCTGTGTTGTTAGTAGCAACCACTTTCTCAAGAGTGCTGATACTGGCTTTGTTGTCACCAACTTCAGCACTGAGTGATGTGATTCGCTGGGCGAGAGCTTCATCTTCACTAGCTCGAACTTTTACTTCAACACCATACTTAGCAGCAGAATCCCAACCACTCAAAGCATCCTGCAAGTCACCTTCACCATTGTCATCACGCCACATTGCCTGAAGGCCTGTGATTTGGTTTGCTGTCGCAATCACCTTACCATCGACTTCTTCAATCTTTTGTGTATTGACATTGACCTGTGTAACAACTGCGTTGGCATCTTCTAGGATGGTACCAACATCTTTCCAATACGTGATGTTTGGAGGAGTTGTGTTGATTGGTACATTCTGTTGAGCTTGGTACAACTTGTTACCAACCCGAACGATATCACCTTTGTTGTACACCTTTGTAGGGTCGTACACAAGAGCATCAGTGATGTTAGCAATCTGATCTTCAAGATCAGCAACAGCATTATTCAGGTTGTTGTTTGTTTCGTCGATCCGATCATTTACCGTTTCAAGTCGGGAGTTAACAGAACCCGGCATAGACGGCGGACCATCAATCAATTCTATGCGATCATACAGCAATTTGTCAAGCATAGTTTCATTGATCATCTCAGCGAGATAATCATTGTATGCACCGTTCTCGTTGAAAAGAGAGTTACCAGCAATACCTACGGCTGTCGAAAGAGGTTTCCAATCACTGTAGTTACCAGTCTTGTCCTGAGTACGTGCCCAGAACCAGAAACGTTGACCAGCCTTCAATCCGTGCATTTCATGATAGTCTGTTGGGTACGAGAAATCACCCAACAAAATGCTGTTCACGAAGTTTGGTGTTTCACTGTATCTAATCTCTGTCTTCTGCAAGTCGTCACTACCGGGACTGAATTGCCAATCCAAGCGGATACCGAAGAACATTGGAGTAGTGCTCAAGCTAGCCAGTACAGGCGGTGCACCAGTTTTACCAGCCAACGATGTCAATGCACTGACTTTCCAGATCGACGATACGTTGATTGAGTTACGTGCCCGAACTCGTGCTGTATAGTTACCAGCGTAGATACCTTTTACTTCAATCTGGGTTGCCCCAGTGAATCCAAGGTTCACCCAGTCACCGTCACCAACACGCCATTGTACCTCGTAGGAAGTTGCGTTCTCAGTCTGAGGCCAGCTTACAACCATTGTGGTTACAGCCATGGTTTGTTCAACGTAAGTACGCGACGAAATAGTAACGCTCGCTGGTGGTTCCTGCAAGCTTGGTGGGACTCGGTTGATTGGTCGAGTCTCAAGTCGTGCACCATTGTCAATGGCACCGTACTTACTTTCGTTGTACTCTACACCACTAATCTCATACTGACCATTTCCGGGAGAAGTTACTTTGGTGACTCGGAAAAGCTGAGACTTCAAGTCACTAGATTCAAGATACCATACAGCGTTAGTTTGTGGTACCTCTGTATAACTAACACTCACAGTCACACTGTTGCCGGATGCACGAAGGACTGTACGACCTTCAGTTATGCCGTTCTTCCGAGTGATGTACAATACGTCGCCAGCTTTCGCCTCAGTTTCCCTGTCAAGGATAATCTCACGATTGGCAGATGTTACAGAAGCTACTCGACCTGTAAACGCAGCACCACTCAAGAGAGGGTCAGCTACATGGATCAGGTTGCCCG